AAATGAAACAGAGCCTGAAATAGATACTACTAATACTAGATGGACTGAAACAGAAATTGGTGTCATTGCATACGCAATGGCAAGACCAGAACAAGAACTAAATAGAACTTTTCTTTCATTAGTTCATAAGTTAAACCGATCAGAAAGTGCAATTCGATCAAAATTACTGGATCTAGGGATCGTAGTAAATAAAGGTAAACTATACTATAAATAAGGATTTTTATGAATAAACCAATCCATGTAAAATATAAAGTATTTAATACTGATTTTACTATAAAGAAAGCTCTTAAGCAATTATCTACCTATCCGGTAATATCGTTTGATCTAGAAACTCAATCTAGGTATTCATTAGATCAAAAGAAAGAAGCAAGAGAGTTACTTAAAGATAATCTAAGTTATGAAGATACTAAATTATGTAAACTTGTAGCTAGATCATCTGGTTTATCTAATCCTAGATTAATTAAGTGTACACACTTTATATTTGGTATTAGTAAAGATGAATCTATTATTTGTATTGCAAATACTAGAAAAACAGAAGAACTAATATTTAACTGGTTAGCCGAGTATTCTGGTAAAACACTAGTATGGAATTCATTATTTGATTTAAAAATTATGTATAACAGAGTTAAAGCTTTACCATTAGATTATGAAGATCCTATGTTGCTTTTAAAGTCACTTATCAATGATGTTGATGATTGGCATGCTAAGGTAGGTCTTAAAGACTTTATGGGTCAATATTATGATCCTAAGTGGACACTAATCGATACATATGATATTATAAATTATAAAGATGATGATTTCCTTAGATACTGTTCCATTGATGGTGCAGCAACAATTTATGGATATGAATTAATACAGGAGCAAATAAATGGAAGTAATTAGAAGATTTACAGATGCAGGTACAGACTTTAGATTTGTAGTTGTACGTAAACCAGATGGTAAAGAAGTTACCTATGGCCACAAAGCATATGAAGAACTAAAGAAAAAAGAGAAAACTAAGGATAAATCATGAAAAAACTTATTATAGTAATTTTACTAGTTTCTGTGTATGCAAATGCACTTAGTTATAGTAGAGATATTGCACCATTAAAAACATTTAATGATAGGCAAAAAAGTAAAAATAGTGATATTTATTTAAAGCTGTTTAGCCTACAACTTGAAATTAAAAATTTAAAGAAAAGACTAATAAAAATAGAAAAAGTTCAAAAGATATATCATGATAAGTAGCATAGCTAATGATCTATTAGATTTAAAATTAACTGTACCAATTGGATCTTTGCCATTGGGTGTAGAAACTAGTGGATCAGATTTAGATCTTTGTGTATTACTATCAGAAATACCACATAATTTATTAACAAGAATTAAAGAGCAAGGTAATTATCATCATTCTGGACCAAACAATGAATATGATGATTCTTTACTACTTATACATAGTATATTATATGAATTTAAAGGTATGGATATATTTATTTTTAATGATCCAGATAAACTAGCAATAGTACATAAAGTAATGTTTTTACTTGAACAATATCCAAAATTTGTATTAAGAATAAAATGGGTAAGAGTGGCAATGTTTAGATACTTACTAGAAAGAGAAGGTTTTTTAGATGCATAATCCAATTGATTTACTACCAATTCCAGTACCAAAAGATTTTGATCCTTCAGATGAAGAACCAGATTACTTTTATAAAAATGTTGTTAAACCATTGATTCCTGATTTTATCAGAATTATGAATAACTATTTAACATTAGATTGGAAAGCAGTAGATGAATTAAAAGTAGTTATTGATAATGTATTAGATAATGTATCATCAACATTAGGACAAAATGAAATTATTGAAGCTTTTCAAGAGTATCAATATCCTAAAAAATTTGCTATCTATAAAGATGAAACACTTAAGTCGTGTAGAACTATAGATCATTATTTGAAAGAATATGATAATGACAATATGATTCATAGAACATATCTAGTTAATCTATGGTTAGAAAATACTGGTAAACTTATGGATCGTAAAGATAAATGGTCAGTAAAAGATCTAAAAGCATATAATACATATAATTATCAACCATTATTTCTGGATATATTAACTAAAAAAATAGATCCAACACTTCCTAAAGCTATTGAAGCTATGACAGAACTTGCAGAAGCTAAAATGACAATTTGGAATAAAGTTAGAGAAGATAAAGTAGATAGTATCACTAAAGATGCTTTAATACCACCATTTAATCCAGGTAGTTCTAAGCAAAAACAAGAGTTATTTGAATATTTAAAGATAGAACCACTTGCATTTAGTAAAGATACTGGTCTTGCAAGCTGGGGTAGAGATCAAATAGAGGAACTATTCTACACAGCTGAAGAAGAAAATCTAAAAGAAGTGCTACAAATGTTCATAGATCATAGTTTTAGTGCTATAATAAAAAACAACTTTTTAGAATCATTTTCAGGGTTTGCTCAAGATGATAGATTGTATTCAAACTTAAAATTGTTTGGTGCTAAAACATTTAGGCCAACAGGTAACAGTCCAAACTTGCTCCAAATGCCTTCAACTAAGTCTATCTATGCTAAACCATTAAAGAAGTGTTTTATAGCCCCAGAAGGCTATTTAGTATGGACGATTGATTACTCTGCACTAGAAGATAGGGTGATTGCAAACCTAAGTGGTGATATTAATAAAATATCAATATTTACAGAAGGACTAGATGGTCACTCATTAAATGCTGTAGGTTACTTTCCAGATAAACTGGTACCGATATTAGGTGAGAATACTGATAATGTTGCTTATGTTAAAAAGTTTATGGCAGGTGTAGCTAATGGTGATAAAGTATTAAAGAAGATAAGACAAGAAGGTAAAGGTCCAACATTTGGTCTTGCCTATGGTGCTTTTCCTAAAAAAGTAGCTAGTTCTATTAAATGCTCACTTGCAGCAGCAACTGTAATATTTGATAACTACCATAATGTTCTATACCCAGGAATTACTGAATATAGAGAAGAATATGTTTTACCAACAGCTATAGAACAAGGCTATATTCATCTAGGGTTAGGTTGTAGACTTTATAGTGATGATGCCCAAAAAAGTATTAGAACATTAAATAATGCAACAGTACAGTTTTGGAGTTTGTTAACATTGTTATCTATTAACAAATTACATACAGAAATTGATCTAGTTGAAAAACAAAAAGATGTGGTAGTTACTACTACAATTTATGACTCTATTTATGGAGTTATAAAGAATGACGCAGAATCTATTAAATGGTTAAATGAAACTATTTGTCCTATTATGGAAAAAGATTTCATGGAAGACCAGATAGTAAAAAATGAAGCCAATCTAGAAATAGGACGAAATTGGGCAGATTTAACAGAGCTTGAGCATAATGCTTCAATAGAAGATATAAATAAAATATTACAGGAGATATAATGGATTTTAGTTATACAGACTTAAAAACCCCAGGAGATGCGTTTAGAATAAGCCCATCACAAATTGAAAAGTTTTTTTCATATCCAAGTGTATGGTACAGAGAAAATTTTTTAGGAGAAGAAGGATTTACTGGTAATACAGCATCTACTTTAGGAACTATCATACATGCAATTGCAGAAGCAGTAGCACTTAATGAATCAACAGATAGATCAGAGATTGAAGCATATTTAGATACGATCACAGATCCAGAAATTGATAAAGAAGAAATTCTTAAACATTACCCAGCAATGGCCCAAGCTTTAGTAAATGAGTATTTACTTAAGAATTTACCTACAGAAGTAGAACAAGCTACTATGACTCGTATGGAAGGTACTGATATTTATGTTGGTGGAACACTAGATGCTCGTAATGATTCAACACTTGTTGATTATAAGACAACTAGTAAGAAACCTAATGTTGAAAAGATGCCATTTGGATATAAAATTCAATTGCTTGCATATTGGTATGCTTTAAAAGCAGAAGGTGTATTTATTGATCGTTTACGTTTAGTTTACATAGTAAAAGCTACTAAAACTTTACCAGTAAGAATCTTTGTAGTAAACCATATGGTAACTCCAGAAGATGAAAAAATGATCGAAGAAACATTAAAGCTTATGGCAGAAACTATTGAAGTACAAAAATCTAATCCAGATTTAACACATTTACTTTATAAATCATACTCATTAAAGGAACAATAATGGCAAAAATACTTTTATCTGGTTTAGCTAACACAGGAAAAACTTCCTTGTTACAAACCTTAACAGATGCACTTATTATCGCAAATGATGGTAAGAAGTATCCGTTTAAACAACCACATGTAAATGTTGAACTAGTTACAACAGCTGATTCAATGATCGAAGAAATAGAGTCTGCATTAGAAAGATATAATGAAAAATTTGGTAATTATCCAAAAACAATAGCATTAGATTCAATATCTAAAACATTGCTTGATATAGAAAGTCATTATGTTGCTACAATTAATTCATTTCCTTATGGTGCAATTGGTAAAGATATTACTAAATTGATGAACTATATTGAAAATGATCTTGTAAAAGGTGGCTGTAATGTGATCTTTGTATCACATGCTATGAAAGATGGAGATGGTCAATTCTCACTTGTAACTTCAGGTGGAGCTGCAGGTAAACGTGGTGGTGTTATTGCTGATGTTGATAATGCTATCTATGTAGATGTTAAAGGTAAAAAAAGAACCGTATATCATAAGAACCCAAAACTCTTATCCAGATCTTTAACTGAAGATCTACCAGAGTTTGAATTAGTAGAAAATTTTGATCTACAAAAGTACTTAGATAATCTTTTAGCAACTGAAACAGATACTGATGAGTGGACCATCTAATGGCTCGGCTTACGGTATTTGAAAATCATCGTAAAGATAAAATACCAGTTAGTGACCTAATTTCTGTTATTACAGAGATAGGTACAGTTGAATCTGGTTGGACTAATGGTAGAGACTTAGATCAAATATCTGAAGACTTCGGTGAACTAAATAAAGATTGGTTTTTCTTTCAACATAAAGCCGCAGCTTACGTTATAAAGAATGGTTTGAACAGAAAATAGTTGAGGATTAAAACACTCTAATGAGAATAGTAGTACGGAAGTACAAAATACAAATAAATTAAGGAAGTAAAATGAGTTTTTACAAAAGTGATAAATCAGCAGATGCTGTAAAAGAAGATGTAGGTGGAGGTAAATATATCTCTAAAAGTGGTATTTATGATATAGAAATTATTGCACCATTTGTAGTAGCCGGATCAGGTGAAGTAACAGGTGTTGATTTCTTTATTGAATATAACGGTCAAAAACAACCACTATATGGTAACCTAAAACTTACTAATAAAGATGGTACTGAAAACTTTGGTGCTAAAATCTTTAACAAACTAATGATCATTGCAGATCTAGATGAAGTTAATGAACCAATTGAAGCTGAATTGCCAATGGGTAAAAAAGGTGCAGCTAAAGATGCAGCAGTTCTTGAAGACCTTTGTGATCTAACTGTTAAAGCTAGAGTACAGATGGAATATTCTATTTATAATGGAGACATTAAAGAAAAGACTGTTATTAAAGCATTCTATAGAGAAGATGGAGCATCAGCAGAAGAGATCGTAAATGAAGAAGAAATAGGTACACAGCTTGAAAAAGATGGACCTTATGCTGAAAATGTTACATACAAAGATGGACTAGATGCAGAGATCATTGCAAAATGGATCGCTGATAAAAGACCTAAAGGTACTGGAAACGGTGGAGCAGCAAAACCAGCAAGTGGAACAACTAAAAAGCCATCATTCGGTAAAAAAAGTTTTGGTAAATAATCATGTCTGAAAAAACATTAAAAAACACTGATTCAAGTGGTGCAAAAGAAAATGTACGTGATATTGCTGTTTGGGGAAACCCAGATGCATTTGTTTTAATATCTAAAGCTTCTTCACAAAAAGAAGGTTGGATGAAATCAACTAAAGCTATGGATACTGGTGCAGGTTGTCTTGTACAAGTTACTACGCAACAACGTAATCCAGATGGATCATGGGTCGTGACCGTTGCGGTTGCCGCTGGCTCGGTTGAGGACTTGGCAGGCAATCCCAACCAGCCGAGCGAGTCGTTTGA